ATGCGGCGCAGGCACAGCTTGCGGCTGCCCTTTTATCAACAGGCGGCGCGGCTGGTAAAACGATTGGCCAGCTAAACGCACACGCATCGGCATTGCAGGGCGTTACAAAGTTTGGCGACGAAGCAACTAACGCAATGCAGGGCGTCTTGTTGACCTTCACACAAATTCAGGGCGGAACCTTTGACAAGGCCACAGTCGCCACAATGGATCTTGCGACCGCAATGGGTACAGACCTAAAGGCGGCGGCGCTGCAAGTCGGCAAGGCGTTGAACGATCCTGTTTTGGGTATGACTGCCCTGTCGCGTTCGGGCATCCAATTCACAGAAGCGCAAAAAGACGTTGTTAAATCAATGGTTGCGACGAACGACATCGCAGGCGCGCAGGGCATTATTCTGGGCGAACTGGAAAAGCAATTTGGCGGGTCGGCAGCCGCTGCGCGCGACACGCTGGGCGGCGCATTGGCTGCGCTTGGCAACTCGTTTGGCGATCTGTTTGAATTGTCTGGGCCAGCAACCGAAAAACTGCGGTCATCAATTGACGGGTTAATTGAAACGATCACGACACCATCGTTCGTCGCAGGCCTGCAAAATATCGGTGCGTTGCTGTTTGGGATTGCAGGCGCGGCGCTCAAGGTAGTGGGCGCGTTTGGCTCGGCTATTGGGGTCGCCAACAGTTTTGTCGCTTTCCTCACACCTCTAAGCGAGTCGGAACGTGCCATCGTTGCGGTCTCAAAGGCTAACGACATTGGGACGCTTGCAATGAGTGACCAAATCGAGCAAATCCAAATACTAACAAGGTCAACAAAAGAAGGCAGCATTATATCAGAGGAGGCGGCACGCGTCCGTTTGTCCGAAGCCAAATCGCTTATTGCAACGCTTGATGCCACGCGGGAACTTAACCGCGAAAGAGCCAATGAGGAAAGCGGCTTGAACAAGGCCCTTCAAAATGTTGCAAGGTTTACGGCTGAACTTGAAGAATTGCGCAGCGTTCAAGCGCGTGCTATTGAGGATGGGTTAAACCTGCCCGAAGGCTTGACCGGCGGCGCAGAAGAATTTGCAGCTTCTCTTGAGACTGCGGAGCGTAATTTGGCTGAAGTGCAAAGCGCACTTGGCGTTATTGTCAATTCACAGCGCGGATTAAACAATCTTTCAGATGCACAAATCGCGCAGCGTGCTGAACTTGTTGATTTAGAAACTATGCTAAGTGCTGGAATTATTGCGTCTAAGGACGGCCAAGTATTTCTAAATGGCGAGTTAATTCGCGGTGTAGACGTGACTGGTGCGCTTGCGCGTTTGGCTGGTGACACGGGCGCAAATCTCAATGCGGCATCGGGCGAAGCTGCACAGCTTGCGCGAAACCTTTCACAAGCAGCGTCTGCGCTGTCGTCGGTTATGAGCGCGACTGCAAACATCAACGTGTCTGCTATAGGCATGGAAGCGCAAAACAAGGCGCTTGAGGCTGGAAACACCTTAATCCAAGCCCGTACTGCTGGACTGTTAGCGGCCAAGCGGGTTGAACTTGCCGACGCCTTTGGATCGTCTGACGGTGCGATCCGCGCTGCAGCGGCGGCTGAATTAGAAAGCTACACCGAAGCGGTAATGCGCAACAGCGACGCGCAAGCCGTAAACGAGGCACTAACAAAAGCGGCAACGGCAGCAATTGGCGGCGGCGGTGGCGGCGGTGGCGGCGGGTTAATTAAGGCGGCTGAAGACCTTACCCCCGCACTTGACGATGCAGGCGACGCTGCGGAGGATCTAGGCAAAGCAAAGGCGCAAATTCTAGTCAGTGGGATCGACAGCATGGCTGGTGCGTTTGGCGACTTTGTAAGCGGCGGGCTGAAAGACTTTAAGAGCTTTGCGTCATCTATCGTTGACACGTTCAAGCGTATGCTGTCGCAAATGATTGCAATGGCGGTCAAAAACAAGATTTTAATCCCAATTGCCATGAGTTCGATGGGCTTGGGTACAGCGGCAAATGCGGCAAACGCAACAGGATCGGCTACTGGATTGATGGGCGGCATTGCTGGCATTGGCAGCGCATTAGGGACTGGCTTTATGTCATCGGCTGGCGGGTTTCTTAGTGGAGGCATTTCGGGCGGCATGGGTGCAATCGGTGCGCAACTTAGCGCAACGGCGGCGGGTGGCTTTGGGGCTGCGTCCGTTGCGGCATCAATTGGAGCGGTTGCCGCCCCATTGCTTGCGGTCGTGGCTGTGTTTTCATTCTTCAAAAAGAAAACCAAGGAACTTGACAGCGGAATAAAAATTACGACCAACGGCCTTGATACAATGACGCAATCTTTTAGAAAGGTTGAAACGTCTCGATTTTGGGGTCTATCCAAAAAGATCCGCACAAGCGTTAGCAACATGGGCGCCGGCGGCACTGCAATCCAGAACGCAATTAGCGACGTGCAGGCAAACGTATTGATAGCAGCGGCATCGCTAAATATTGGTGCGGATGCGTTTTCAAGGTTTTCATCGCGGATTAAAATTAGCACAAAAGGCATGAACTCGGATCAAGCAAATGCGGCTGTCAATAATGCGCTTTCTGGCTTTGCTGACAAATTTGCGTCAACCATTTCAGGTTTAAGAAAATTCAGCTTAGAGGGTGAAGGCGCAAGTGATACGCTGGTTCGGCTTGCGACGGGCTTGCAAAACGTCAACGCGGTTTTTGAAACCCTTGGGTTTAATACTTACAACGTATCTCTTGCGGGTGCTGGTGCAGCTTCACAGTTTGCGCAACTGTTTGGATCATTGCAGAACTTCACAGCATCAACCGGCGCGTATTACGACCAGTTCTTCACAAACGACGAAAAAATGGCCAACGCAACAGCCCGATTGACGCAAAGCCTTGCATCTCTTGGCATCGATTTTGTGCCGCAGACAAAATCAGCGTTTCGGGATCTGGTTGACACGGCCATGCTTGGTGGCGATAGCGACCTTGCGGCGCAGTTGATTATGCTTGCGCCGGCATTTAGCGCGGTGACAGACGCAACGAACCGTCTTGCGGATGCGATGAACACAAACGAAAACGCCTTTGCGACTGGCGTTGATTTTCGGCGGGGCTTGTCGCGGGCTGCAAATAACATCGCTTATAGCCCGGAAAAGTCGCAGGCGGAAATGCTTGCGGAATTAAAGTCGTTGAATGCGCGTATAGATGTGCTACAATCAACATCAGAAATCACCGCCAATTCATCGTCGCAGACAGCAGAAAACACCGACTACACCAACGCCCTAACACTGGAGGCCGCAACATGACAACGCCACTGCAAATTGTTGTGCCTCTTTTGATTGCTGACGCCAACATCACGGCGTCGAATGTGGCGCTTGAAACGGCGTGGACGGCTGGCACTTATTCCCTCGGCACACAACGGCGCGTCGGGGAGCGGATCTTTGAAGTCAGCGCGGCGTCAACATCGGAAGAGCCAAGCGCGACGGCCACAGATTGGTTCGATGCAGGACCGGGCAACCGTTACGCGGCTTTTGATCGACAGGTTGGAATTGATAAATATCGTGTTGTCGAAACATTCACCAGCAATGCGGACACAATCACTTACACGCTTGAAACCTTGTCACGTATCAGCGGGATAGCGTTCTTCGGCGTGCAGGCAAGCAACATCACAATCGTTGCCACTGTTACCACCACGGGCGATGCAGCCAACGTAAGCTATGACATGAAAGACGAAGCGCTTTACGGCGGGTCATTTTGGCGCTGGTGTTTTGTGCCAAAGTCGTTTGAGCGCAAGCACATCAACTTTGACCTAAACATTCCGCAAAATTCGTCAATTGATATTACAATCACAAACACGGGCGACGTTGCAAAGGTTGCAACAATCGCGGCGGGCATTGTTTCGCAGTTTGGCATTGTCGGTGTTGGCACTGGCAAGACGCTTAAGAGCCGGTCGTTCAAAAAGACAGACGGCGCGTTGACATCGCTTTTGCAGCGCACCACGTCGTCAATTGTTTCATACAATGTCACTTTGTTAAATTATGAGGCTGGCGCGTTTTGGCGCATGGTTAATGACATTGACGGCATTGGCGCGGTTTTTGTTGCTGACGCTCAATATCCAGAATTCTCAATCTACGGCACATTATCGTCGGCAAACCCAACGGCGCAAGGTGTCGGAACATCTAAGGCCACAATAGAGGCGGAAGAATTATGACAACCCCGACAATCACACCATACCCCGGAGATTTGCCTGCGAAAGAGCAGTCAAACCCAGTTCTTGACGCAAACGTCGATGATTTTCTGACGTGGCTTAGTGACACAAACGGGCCGGAGCTTGTTACGTTTGTTACTTATGCGCAGGACGTTGCCGACAACGTGCTTGCAACGGCGCTTGCAGGCGATCTGCCACCGTTGACGGGCAAGGCTGGCCAGTTCATCCGCGCCAACGCGGCAGAGGACGGCGGTGAATTTCGCACACCTGCACAGGTGCTTGCAGCTATTGGCGCAGCCCCGCTTGCAAACCCCGCACTGACAGGCACGCCAACGGCTCCAACAGCCGCTGCCGGTACTAGTACAACACAAGTCGCCACCACAGACTTTGTAACTAACGAAATTGAGTGGACTACAACCACTATTTACGACAGCGTTACCGATGGTGACGTAAACACCGTCGAAATCACTTTTGTTGATGGTTTTGAATATATGGTGTTCGGTGACGGTTTGGGGCTGAACGAAGCCGGTGGTCTTGGTTTTAAAGTACAGATGGATGCGCAGCCTTCCAACACTAATGTGTTTGACGTGCCGTTTACGAGTGCTGGCGCTAACGAAAACAACTTTCTTCTTGACTTAAAACTTGCTCGTGTTGCTACGTCCGGTCGTGTGCTTAGTTGTTTGATTGGGAACCAAGCTGATGCAGACTCGTCTGGATTTACTGCTTCGTCTAACGGATCAATAGTTGTTTTCTCGGTTACTGACACAAGAGCTAACCCAGATAAAATAAAAAAAGTATTTTTTTATGCAAGTGGCTCTGGCGAGTTTGATCTGGGTTTAATTAAATTGATGAAGCGGAGAATCAATTATGTTTAAGATTATTGTAGACGGCTTTGGGAACAAAACAAAAGAAGCTATGACAGAAGCTGAAATTTTAGATCGTCATCCAACCGTTGAGCAGAAACGGTCCCGTATGTCTTGCACGTCGCTTCAAGGTAAGATCGCACTGGGTGCAGAAGCGTGGGCCAAGGTTATCGCATACCGTGACGAACCGGAAACGCCATTTTCAGTTAAAGTAATTATTGATGACAGCCCAGTATGGACGCGGATTAGTCAAGACATATCATTGATCGGTTGGGCTTTGGATTACACAGACGAACAGATGGACGCGCTTTTCTTGCAAGCCGCGAAGGTCAACGCATGAACAGCAATTATTCAGAAACTCGTTTGATTGGGTTTAAGCGCCTATGTGTTTTCTTGTCTTTGTCACCTGTAATTCTGCCCGTGTTTGTCCTTTACAGCGGGGTCTACTGGCTGGCGCGCAACGAATGGGACGTTGGTTGGCGACGTTGGGTCATTGCGATACCGGTGGCCGCGTTTGTAGTTATCAACACCTTGCATAATTGGTTTGTCTGCACGCTTTTGTTTTGCGAGTTTCCGCGCGAATTTCAGACAACAACACGGTTGCGGCGGTTGAAGTCACACCCTGATCCGTCGGTTCGCGAATTGGCGGATCTGATGGGCGGGTTTCTCAACAGCCAAGACCCAAACCACTATTGAAAGCAGGCATCTGATGGACGTTATTCGTGAATTTTGGGTAATCATTGCGGCTTGCGTCACTGGTCTCGGCTTTGTTTACCGAACGGAGGCCAAGGCATTGCAAAACGCTAGAGAGATTGAACGACTTTGGACGCAGCGAAAAGAGGATCTGCAATCCGCTAAAGACAGCCGCGATCGCATGGATACGCGGCTGGATGAAATTAGCGCAGACATCAAAGCGATCCTGCGCAGCATTAAGAATTGAGGGAACCGATGGACATTCCACAGCAAGCGACAGAAATCATTAAGCGATGGGAAGGGCTATGCCTTTCAACATATCTTTGCAGCGCGGGGGTGTTGACCATTGGCTATGGCACAACGGCGAGGGCTGGCGTCGGGATCGTTCCACGCATGGGGCTAACGATTACGCAACCCGAAGCCGAATGGTATTTAGAAAAAGCGCTTGTTAAATTCGCGGCCAAGGTAGACCCGCTAATTACGGCGCCGATAAACGACAACGAGCGTTCGGCGTTCCTGTCGCTGGCATACAACATCGGGCCAACTGGTTTTGCAAATTCGTCTGCGCTGCGTCATTTCAACAATGGCGACAAGGCGCGATCCGCGGCATCCATCCTGCTATGGAACAAAGAAACCAAGGGCGGTCGCAAGGTTGTGTCTCAAGGGCTTAAAAATCGCCGAGCTGATGAACGTAAACTGTTTTTGCTACCCGTTACCGCAAAGACCACCCCAAAGCCAACAGCGGCCCCCGTTGCCGGGTTCTGGGCATCAATCGCGGCGTTCTTTGCCGCATGGAAAGGTTCCAAATGAATTACGCACCAATTGCGCGGATCGTCCTGCGTTACATTATCGGCGGCGTGATCGGCGCGGCACAAGGCGACATGCTTGCGGCGGATCCTGACATGGTAACGTTTGTGGCGTTGGCGCTGGGCGCGGCTGTCGAAGGCGCTTATGCCATTGCAAAGCGGAAAGGCTGGACAACATGATCGAGGCACTTATTGGAATTACGGTTTTTATTGCGGGCGTGGCTATCGCGTTCTTTAAGGGCAAAAGCAACCAGCGGAATGAGGATGAAGTCGATGAACTCAATGAATATATTGCAACAAAAAAGCGCATTGAGGATGCGACACGCCGCGACCTGTCTGGCGCTGATGTTGATGACAGCCTGCGCGACCACGCCAAACGATAGGGCCGGGTGTGAGGCCACAGCGCAAAGTCGCGTTGATGCAGCCCAAGGCGCACTGGCCGATGGTGGGCCACAATCTAAGCGGGCGCTTAACGTATTGTTAGATCAGTTGCAAGCGTGGTGTAAATAGAGTTTAATCTGCACACGCAATAAATAAAAGGTTGAACCATGCCCACACCCCCACTAAGCGACAAGCTCGCAATTGAAGCCGTTGACGCATATTCCCGCAACAACGGCAAAGGAAACCTTGCGGCGAAAGAACTGGGCATCCATCCCAACACGTTCACAAACCGTCTAAGCGTCGCCAAATCGCGGGGCTTTCACTTGTCAGACGGCGCACGATCCGCGATGCAAGGTGCGGGGCTTAACGGCGTCGAGGCAAAGGGCGGATGGATACACAACTATGACTCGGCCACCGGCAACAAGACAGGCACGACGCGATGGGCTGCGCCGGCGGATGAAGCGGCATCGCCGGAAAGCGTAGCGGCTAAAATTGCAGATACACTTAGCGGCGTAATCTCAATTCCTGAAATTATTATGGGTTCAAGACCGCGTGAAAATGTGGTTAATTTGTTTGCAAATTCTGACTGGCATCTTGGAGCGACCATGCCCGCCGGTCAGGGTCACAGAGCCTACAACCGAGAAATAGCGGTTGATCGTGTTAAATCAGGCTTTAGCGAACTTCACGGCAGCTTGTCCCCGGCGGATACCGCAATTATCCTTGACAATGGCGACAGATTGCACGCCAACGACGACAGGGACGTGACCGTTAAAAGCGGTCACAAGCTAAAAGTTGAAGGCACGCACGGCAGCAATTTGCTTTTGTCACTGGAAACCGCAGTTTGGCAAATTGAAATGGCACTTACCACGCACAACGAAGTCATATATCAGTCAAACCCAGGCAATCACGACCCAAACATTCCACAGCCTATTTTAATGGCGTTGCAGATGCGATACGACAACAATTCGCGCGTGAAAATTGAAACTCAAGAAAGCCACGTTAGCATTTTTCAGCGTGGCCGAGTATTTATATCGTCACACCACGGTCACGGGCAAAAGCCTATGGCGCTGGCTGCAAGCATACAGCACACTTTTAGGGAACTTTACGGATTAAGTGATTTTCACTTTATGTACACGGGTCACTTGCATTCTTCAAAATCTGACACTTTTGGCGGTATGCACTGGACGCAGTTGCCTTCAATTGTATCAACAACGCAATTCGAGGAGGAAATGCAATTTGTTGATACAAGTGGAATTTACGGGGCGTCCTTTGACACAAAAACCAGAGGCAGATTTAAGGAAATAAACTTACGGCTTTAAGTTGCAAGACGGGCGGTTCACGGTTTGGTTTTAAGTTTGCGCAGCTTGATCGGCACTCCCCATTCTTGCGCGTCTAACATGCCTTGCAGCATACCGTCGCTAATGCCTTGATCCACGTAAAACACGGACGCATCGGCTTTCTTTAGCCATGCCAGCCCGGACGCGATGCCTTGCGCTCTTTCGTCTGGGTCGGTGTCGTCAAGTATGCCGGGCTGCGTGTAAAGCAAGTGCGACGCAATTGGCGCTTCGCCGCGTTCTAAGCTGTCACGAACGCAAGCCCTCGCATAGGTTTTATTGTCCGCGACGCTGCCCGCATAGGGGCTTTCTAAAATTACCAGTTTCATGGCACGATTCCTCCCTCAAAATAATTTATTTCGTCCATTTTGTAAACACGAGCAATGCCATTACTTTCGTCGTCAGATTGAAAAACAAAGCCGTCGCGCTTTCCAAAAGAATTAGTAATCACATAGCAATTTTCGACATTTCCTGTCTTTGGATTTCTTGCTCTGATCGCGCCTAATTCGCAAGGTTTATTTTCCTCACTTAATTCTGCCCCAAGGGCCATATAGCCAGCGCCGTCAACATTGCTATCGCGATGCGGGCCGTTGCGTAATCGTGCCACCTTTAGCAGCGTCATCATGTTGCACACATCGGATGCCGTCATCGGCTTGCCAAGATACGCAGACCACATGGCTGCGATGCATCCGAATGACTGTTCTGGCGTGCCGTAATCGCTTTCGCGCTGGCCGTTAATCAGCGTGGAAGCCTCGTTCAATACTTCGGTGCGGGCGTTCATAAAAGTTCACCGTCCTGTTCGTAACAAGCAATTTCCCAAGCCTCTTGAAAGTCTTGCACTGCGCGTTCCTTGCCGCCTTCGCTGTGCATACGTGTTTCGTTGTATGCCAATTCGACCATTCCCATCGCAATTTCGCTTTCCGCTGCAAGTTCATAAGCTTGAGACGGTGACATGCCGTTTTGCCGCGCCTTCATAATTTCCCCGGCAAGCTGACCAAGCATCGGGCAAAGTTCCTTTGCTGTCACATTTTCGGCAAGGGCTGGCGTCATAAATGCGCACAGCGCGAGTGTTGTGATGATCTTTTTCATTTTGGTTCCTTCAGTTGGTTAAACGCTGCCATGATAGCGGCGCGGTTGTGGGCGTTGGCTGCGGCTTTGGCGTCCACTGCATTATTATGATGCCCAAACGGGGGGTCGTCTTCTATACAATCGCGCGGCGTCCACATGCCGAAACCCTCCTCGTGGCAATTTTCCACAAGATATTGACCAAACGGGTTTTGTGCTATGCAGTTTTCAGGACTGCGGCAATCCCACACCAACGGCGCAATCATATCGGGCAGGTCGGCGATTATGGCGTCTGCGGCCCCTTTGTGGTCTACGCCCCCGGTTTCATGTTCCCAGATAATTTGTGCAATTTCATCCCGCATATCCATCACACGGCCCCCGTTGCGTATAGGTAGGCCACGTAAGGCATGACAACGGCAAGGTATGCTGCGAGGAACACAGCGGCGGC